CAGCGGGAATCGATCCATTCATAGGCGTTGTTAAACGCTTCCGACGTGAAGGGTGCAAAATTGTGCACATCATCGTTCCACTGGTGGACGAAATCAATTAGGTTATCGTCCGTCACCTCAGGTATTTCTTTATCTTTGAAACACCATTGAAGGGGACCTGGACCGGACCAAGGCCGGTCAGACCATACTGTCCCAAACTTTCGTCGACAATACGCAGCACATTCTTTATAAAAAGGACTGCGTTTAACGTCAGTATTCGATTTTAGAGATTTAAAAGACTGAGTGCCCTGAATTAAGGGGCCGCTTAATCCCTGAGATCGCCAACGTCGGCGAAAGTCTCTGTTAAATGCTGACACCCACTTCGACCGTTCTAAATTAGACGGTTCGAATTCGGATGCCATCGGTATTCCGTAACCTCCCCACCTTTCAAAAAGGTGCAGGGGAACGTAACGGAGCTTATCCGGAAATAAATCCAGATTGCACGCTATGAAGGAACGAATCAAACTGTTCCTCATCTTACTAATATAAGACCAACCGCGCACCAGCGCGGTGCAGCGTGCACCGATGGTTTGAGACCTGTCATCTAATTTCTGACAGCTTGTCTCCCGATTACCACTGCGTTTCATCCCGACTAAAAGTCCCGAGTTGACGCAGGGTATGTAAGGGTATCCATTACCATAAATGCCAAAGGGGCATTCGACCGGATCATAACCCGGTATATGGTAACTGTACATTTCAGAGTTAATAACCATAAACTCTTGTGAAACGTAGGTCTTCCCAACTGAAGGGGACAGGCCCACGGCCGCAGCATTCTCCTTCCACTCATCGTAAAAACGATCGGTGGCTGGAAACAAACAATCGTCTCCATTAACAATGCATTTAACCTCCTCAAAAGGGAGCGGAAACATATCTGGAGCAAAATCCAGTGTCGCCCATATTAAAGCAAAGTTAGCGATACACAGGATCGGGAAAGAAGTCACCGAACCCATGAGCTGCCCCCTCGCCTGGGGTTTCACAAAAACAACGTCGCCTGATCGGTCAAGGTAATAATGACCAGTGAGGGATCGAATCAGCAATTCCGTATAGGAGGCGGGCATACAACACCGCGCCGCAATACGGATGCCAATACGGACCGATAATTCCATAGCGAGATTATCAGTAGCGGCTTTATAATCGCCGCTAATCC